TCTACTACTACAACTCCAACATCCACTGGGGGAGCAGGGGGTACAGGGACGTATTCAGGTGGCGCTGGTGGCGCTGGTGCTGCTTCATCTTCTGGCGCTGTATCAACGGCGGGTGGCGGTGGTGGTGGTGCGGCTGGCCCTAACGGAGTTGGTGGTGCTGGTGGTATTGGTTTTGGAAGTCTTACACAATCACAAGTAGCGGGCGGCGGTGGTGGTGGTAACGGTGGTGGAACAGCCGGTAGTGATGGCGCTGTAACTCTTGGTGGTGCAGGTGGCAATAATTCTCTTGGTACAGGTGGCGGCGCTTCAAATACGGCTGGCTCAATTGGTGGTGGTGGTGGTGGTGGTACAAATGCAATTGGTAAAGCTGGCGGCGCTGGTATTGATTTAAACAATACAGTTGGCGGTGGCGGCGGTTCTGGCGGCGGCGCAGCTACGGGAAGTGCAGGTACTGCGGGCGCTAATTATGGAGCAGGGGGGAGTGGTGGAGCTACAAATTCAGGAGGTGGGACTAATGCTGGCGCGGCTGGCGCTCAAGGCATGATTTTCATTACTTATGGCGTTAACAGTGGTATAGGCAATTTTTTCTTTTTGTTCAGGTAAAAACACTATGAACGATCTACTTAACCTGCTGAAAGGCATTGCCCCTGCTGTAGCTACTGCTGTTGGTGGCCCATTGGGCGGTCTTGCTATCAGTGCTATCGCTAGTAAGTTTGGAGTTTCAGACAGTGTGGAAGCTGTGGCAAAAGCCATTGCGGGTGATCCAGAAGCAGCAACCAAGCTGGCTGAACTCGACTTGCGGCAGTTCCAAGCTGAGAGCGAAGACCGTAACTCAGCCCGTCAACGTGAAGCCGCAGTAGCTGCTGCTGGTGGAAACATTCTGACCCAGATCGTAGTGCCGATCCTTGCGCTGGGTACGGTGTCCCTGACGTTTATCTTCATCGGGATTTTGCTGTTCAAAACAATTGATTCGGCACAGCAGCAGTTGGTGATCTTTGCGCTTGGGTATGCTACGGCGGCTGCTCAACAGGTTTTGTCGTACTACTTTGGTTCTAGCAAGTCTAGCCAAGATAAGACTGCTGCGCTGCAAAAGGTGATGAAGTGAATAAAGAAAGCCTGTCCAATTGGGTGACATTAATTGCGTGTTGCACATTGGCGGCTACGGTGATGGCAATGGTCAGTGTGTTTGTGCTTGGGTTCTTTGACGAAAAAGTTGATAACAACAAACTCTTTGAAATTGTTGGGCCAGCTTTCCAGACCATTGTTGGGGGGTTTATTGGGCTGATCACCGGCATCAAAATTGGTAGCAACGAATGAACTTAACTGATCACTTCTCTCTAGCGGAACTTACCCACACGGATCACCGTGAGTTCGATAACGTCCCTAATGCGGACGAGACTGCCAACCTTCAGCGTTTGGCTGAACTGCTAGAGAAAGTTAAAGCGCTACTAGGCAATAAGCCTGTTATGATCAACTCAGCATTTCGCTGCAAGCAAGTCAACGATGCAGTAGGCAGCAAGGATACTAGCCAGCACCGACTAGGTTGTGCCGCAGACATTCGCATTCCGGGGATGTTGCCTGATGAAGTGGTTCGTGCAGTCATAGCTTCTGGTTTACCCTATGACCAGATCATACGGGAGTTTGATCGGTGGACACACATTAGCGTAACTAACGTAGCAGGGGCTTCTCCTCGTCGGCAAGCGCTTATTATTGATAGAACAGGCACTCGACCATTTGCCTAACCTGCGGGAAAATGAATCATGCCCCTGAAAAAGTTAACTTTTAAGCCGGGAGTCAACCGCGAAAACACTCGGTATACCAACGAGAACGGCTGGTACGACTGCGATAAAATTCGGTTTCGCCAAAGCACTCCTGAAAAAATTGGGGGTTGGACAGCCCTTACCCCTACTGCTACCTATCTAGGTGCATGTCGTTCTCTCTGGGCATGGGCTAGTAACGCTAGTCTGTTGTATCTCGGTACGGGGACTAACCTCAAGTACTACATTAATTTTGGTGGGTTGTTTTACGACATTACCCCTCTCCGGGCAACCACTGCTGCGGGTGATGTGACGTTTGCAGCTACAAATGGTTCAACTACGATTACGGTTACTGACACTGCTTACGGTTCCTCAGTAGGTGATTTTGTAACTTTTTCCGGGGCTGTTAGTCTTGGGGGGAACATTACCGCTGCGGTCTTAAATAAGAACTATCAGATCGTAACTACCCCCACAGCCAACACATATACGATTACAGCTACAGCTACGGCTAATGCTTCTGATACAGGGAACGGGGGGAGTGCTGTAGTTGGTAAATACGAGGTAGCTGTAGGTGGGCTTGCTGAAGTACCTAGTAGTGGATGGGGCATAGGAACTTGGGGTACAGGGACTTGGGGCGTAGGGTTAAGCAGTGTTCCAATGCGGATTTGGAATGCTCAAAACTTTGGGCAAGACCTTGTATATGGCCCTAACGGTGGAGTTTTTTACTACTGGAGCGCTGCTGGGTCTGACCCATTATTGTCCCGTGGGGTGCTTCTATCCTCATTATCGGGTGCTTCAGACGTTCCGTTGTTTCAAAATTTGCTGCTTGTATCGGATGTTTCTAGGTTTGTCTTTGCTTTTGGAACCAACGATTACGGTACTTCTACACTAGACCCCATGCTTATTCGGTGGTCTGACCAAGAAAGTGCGGTCAATTGGACTCCAGCAGCAACAAATCAAGCGGGTAGTCTTAGGCTTTCACATGGTTCAAAAATCATAGCTGTTGCTCAAACACGGCAAGAAATCCTTGTTTGGACTGATACATCGCTCTACTCCTTACAGTACCTTGGCTCTCCGCTTGTTTGGGGATCGACTCTTCTCAGCGATAACGTCACGATCATTAGTGATCGGGCAGCAGCTACGGCTGCTGGTGTTACGTACTGGATGGCTTCTGATAAGTTCTATGCTTACGATGGGCGTGTGACTACGATGATTTGCGACTTGCGGCAGTACGTTTTTGACGATGTGCCGGGATTCAATAACGACCAGTCAACCCAAGTTTTTGCTAGTACACTAGAAAAGTTTAATGAAATCTGGTGGTTCTACTGCTCAGCGGGAAGCGATACAATTGACAAATACGTTGTCTACGATTACATAGAAAAACTTTGGTTCTACGGCACAATGGCACGAACTGCATGGTTGGATTCGGGGGTTATCAGTCATTTCCCTATTGCCGCAGATAGCACTGTAAACAGGCTTATGTTTCAAGAGTACGGTACAGATGACAATTCAACGGGTACTGCGGTAGCTATTGAAGCTTTTATTACCTCGGCTGAATTTGACTTGGATGACGGTAACAATTTCTCGTTTGTTTGGCGGGTTCTTCCTGACGTTACCTTCCGGGGGTCTACTGCTACCAACCCAGCCCTGACTTTGTACTTGCTGCCCCTTGCCAATTCGGGTTCGGGGTATAACAACAACACAAGTACGAACAGCAATCAGTCGGTAGCCAGCCAGAGTTCTGCGGCTGTAACACGTACTAGTACTTACCCTGTAGAGCAGTACACCGGGCAGATCAACACGCGAGTTCGTGGGCGGCAAATGTCGATCAAGATTGAATCTACTGCGCTTGGGGTTCAGTGGCAAGTAGGTTCCCCTCGGCTTGATATCCGTCCTGATGGGCGTAGGTAGGGTAAACCATGACTATCCCGTCAAACTTTGTAGCCCCAGCGCTTCCGGTTGCTCTAAACGAATATGATCAACGGGGGCAAGACAAGTTTACTAATGTGCTGCGGTTATATTTCAACTTGATAGACAACCAGACTAGCACCGTCAACGCGCAAGTGTCTACTAGTCAGACCCTAATTTGGCTTAATATGTAATGGCAAACTACCAGAACGTCACCCCCATCAGGCTGGGCCAAGCTGCAATTACTGCAACCTACGCCACGTTGTACACGACTCCGGTGAACACTCGCACCTATGTCAAGCAGATGGATGTTGTCAATACAACTTCTGGGGCATTATCTCTGTACGTACACCTTGTTCCTACGGGGGGTTCACCTACCACAGCTAATGCCATATATTATGTGTACTCTATAGCAGCTAACGCAGTTCTCCAATGGTCAGGCATTCAAGTTATGAACTATGGGGACACAATCCAAGTCAAGGCTTCTGGGGCAGGGTTAACCATTACAGCTAGTGGTGGCGAAGCCGTATGAGCAGATTCCTAGACACTCGATCAGAGCAATTTGAAAACTACGAAGACGGTGGGGACGGTCAGGAATTTTTACCTTTTGTTCCTCCTGTCCCTACTCCTACCGGCATTGCTGCATTAGCTCCTGCTACCGTTGCTGCTACCCCTGCTCCTGTTTCTTACAACAACCAAAACTACGAACAAAACTACGACGAATACGCAGCCAATGGAAACTATGGAGACTATAACCCTGTCTTTAACCCCGCTGCCGCTGCCGCTGTCGTAGCAGCTACTCCCGCTCCACCTCCTCCTGCCGCAACCGGCATTGCCTCAACCCTCCCTGCCGCTGCTCCTGCTCCTGCCCCTGCTGCTGTCGTAGCAGCTACCCCTGCTCCCGCTGTTCCCACCCCCGCCGTTGCGGTTACTCCCGCTCCCGCTGCTAATGATCCTTTTGCCCCTAACTATACGGCTACTATCCCTACGGAAAAATGGAACAGTGTTTGGGATACTCCCGGAGGTAGTGATGGGGAGAATACTATTCAGCCAACTAATAACCTTTCATCGTTTTTACCGGGAAACGAAGAATTTATTAAAAGCTTAGGATTTACTGGAAATCTTTACGATGTAGTTACCGGATATGAGTCAAATGGAGAAAACTCAGTTCAGGTAGACAAGAACGTAGCATCTCAAGAGTTTAAAGACTGGGCAACAGCTAATAATATTAGCCTTGGCCTAACTGAAAACAAGAAGGATGAAACCAAAGATTATATTGGGATGTACTCATCGCTAATTAAGGATGGAGTCCCCATTGGCCCTGTAGTGGAGTATAAACAGTATAAGGATAACGACGACGCCTTAATGAACTTCCTGATGATGGCTGCTATTACAGTGGCAACTGGAGGTGTTGGAGGCTTTGCGGAAACTCTTGGTACTTCTCTCGGGATGGAGGCTGGGGTAGGCGCACAAGCTCTTGGTACTGGGTTTATCAACGCAGCACACACAGGTGCTATGGGGGGTAATTTACAACAATCCCTTACGTCAGGACTTACAGGCGCCGCAGGTGTTGGCCTTGCCCCAATGGTGGGTAGTGGTGTAGCCAGCTTAGGAATAGACACTGGTATCGCTGGAGTTGATAAAGCTCTTAATAGCGCACTTACTGGCGCGGCTATGGGTGGTGCTGGCGCGGTTATTTCTGGTGGGGACATAGCTAAAGGCATAACATCTGGTGGGTTTAGCGGGGTCATTGGTTCTATTGCTAACACTGCTGCAAGTAGCTTGGGGATTGGTGACAGCATTGCATCTGCTCTAAGTGATTCAGATATAGGGTTAGCTCCAAAAACCATTGAGAACCTTGCTGCCAAGATTGATGGCACTGTTGGTCAGGTGATTGGCACTCTTGCTACTGGTGGGGATGCTGTAGCTGCTCTTGGTAAAGGTGCTGTAAACACATTAGTTAGCACTCTTGACCTTGGTGGACAACTTGGACTTACGGGTAAGGCTGCTGATGCTGTTAACAACCTAGTTGCCAGTGCTGTTACTACCGGGAACATAAACCCCAATGCGCTTGTTTCCGCAGTTACCGGAATTGCTAAGGGTATTAGCACCGACGACACCGTAGTAAAAACCCTTGGGGATCAGCCTCCTGTAGCTAAAACAAACGAAGAAGCAATTGCTACTACTGCCCTTACAGCAGGTACAGGTACTACCGACCCCCTTATAAAAGAGTTGGGTATAGATTCTCTTGCAGGTGCTACGGGTACTGACACAGGTATTAGCGACTTAGGGCTTGGGACTACAACCACAGCTACAGAAACTGCACCTGCTACTGCGGCTACGACAGAAACTGCACCTGCTACAGCGGCTACGGCTGACATAGTAAACACACTGCTGGGGGGAACTACCCCTGCTGAAACACCTGCGGTTACTACAGCGACTACAGAAACTGCACCTGCTACTGCGGCTACGGCTGACATAGTGAAC